ATTGAAGGTGAGATTGTTTTCAGAAGAATTTTGACTTTTATTCAAAACATTCCAGACCAGTTGATGAAGTTTATTTCTGATACCCTAACATTCAAGCTTCCAAAAATTGCTATTCCAAACCCTATCAGGAATATTCCGGGACAACCCCAAGAATTCGTCATCTTTGGTGGGACAGATGAAATCAGAATTCCGGGTGGGGAAAATGCTGCTGCCAATATTGCTGAAAGAAATGCTGCACTAGAAGAAGATATTACAAGACTTCAGGCACAGATTACTGTACCTCCTAATACTTCACCTCAAGCGCAGATTACTGTAGCACCTAATACTTCAGGGATGGTACTGGAAGGTATGAATGGTGCTGCTGGACAGACTGGTGGGGTTCAGGTAGTTCCGGTCCCTGTACCACAACCACAGCCTACACAGGGTGGTGGTGCTGCTGTTTCTGGTGACCAAAATGTCAGTTCATCTACTGCGGCTGAAGTTCCTAATCACTATATGGGAATGCATCCTGATCTGGTTTATAGTGGATCAATGCCAACATCCAGATAGAGAAAACCCCCGGTGGCCAAAATCATACAAAAACCTACCGGGGGTTTAAAAGTCTCTAGTCCGAAAGGAGGGAAAAACCAGAGACTTTTGTTCTAACTTCTAGTCTTCATTTGCGAGACGTGAGAAGTAGGACATAGTATCTTCATCTTCATCACCGTCATCATCAATAGTTGGTGCAGATACTGGTTCCACGCTCTTCATAGGAGCAGTATCAGCAGTTACGGAAAGGTCTTCCTGTTGCTGTGGAGTAAATGTTCCACTCACACCGAGAACAGCATCCAGACGTGCCTTCAGCTCTTCATAAGACTTATAGTTAGATGGGTCTGTAAACTCACCCAATGGATAAACCTGAGAGTAAATCTCTTCTAGTTGTGCATCATCTGCAAGAGCAGAAGTAGATGCAAACTCAGAACGGTCATAGTTACGGTAACCTTCAACATTACGAATCTTCAGTTTAAAGTCTGCACCTTCCCAAAGATCAAATGGATTGATAGGGTCTTCATCTTCAAACTGAGGCTGCATTGCTTCCATCAGCTTGTCATGAATCTTTTTACCGTACTGGTAGAGAAACACCTTGCCTTCATTCTCAGGATTACCTGAGTCAGATACAACATAGATGTTAGAAACATAGTGCAGGCGTCGTTTCTGATCCCGTGCAGTCTGTTTGTCTTCATCCCGACCAGTATTCCACAGCTGTGAATTTAATTCACCTACAGGGTCTTTCTGACCAATAGAGGTAAGTGATTTTTCAATATACCACATACCTGTAGTCTTGCCTTTAAAACCGTGATCCCAGTAACGAACCCAAGGAAGGTCTTCACCTTCTGGTGCAGGAAGGAAACGAATAACAGCATAACCATTACCTGCCTTATCAACAGTAGGTTTCCAGATACGTTCATCTGGACCATTCCGCACATCAGCAGACTCATTAAGTTTTGCTGCTGCGTTTACGAGTTTATCAATGGAAGAACCACGGGACTTTTTAAGATTTGCAAGAGACATATTTTTGTATTCCTTTATATTACTGTAGTATTAATTTTTGTATTCTACTATATTGTTTGTGTGTTGTCAACCATTTTTTTCAAAGGTGATTGAACCTTCATTTACTTCCATCGGTTTCGGGGCATACACATTCCCCGATTGCTGGAAGATTCTCGAAATCGGACTCGTCATTGTTACTGTTGTCCGTTGACTCTGTGGGTTCTCCAATAGGTTCAACATCGGTTGAAGGTTCTCCAACGTCTCCTTCAGATGCTGGTAATTCTGGTTCATCAGGTACAATTTCCTCTTCTGTTCTATCCCATCCTGCACCGACCTTTGCCCGGCCAAGAAGGTCATCTTTGTAAATGTATGAGCATGCACCAATACCTAGAATGACTGCCACAAATGGGATATACATTCCCACTAATTTTAACATAAACTTCCCCAATCTATTCATTTGTTCCTCACAATGGTAGAGTATTAATTCTCTCAAGGAAATTTAAGTTACGGGCTTCTGCCTCTAGTTTATCCTTGATTGAGGTATTTATCAAGTTAGGTAATCGTTCTGGTTCAACTTCTAGTTTACCCATTAAATGTGTTAGTGCATCCATATAAGACTCTCGTTTAGAGAATACATGCTCTTCTACCAATTCACAAAACCTTTTTTTAGTTAGAATTTTATCTGCAAGCATTATACATATCCATTAAACCTTTATAGGTGTTAGTTTCAATAGGACATAACTTATCACAGTTTTTGCAAACTGTCAAGTCTTTTCTGTTACCTTCTACTAACTTAGTTCTATATGACATTAATGTTGGGTTCTCTTCTACATATTCCAATATTGATTCTGTTTTAATATTACCCAAGACTATTCTGTCAAACCAATCATGACAACATAAATTGTAGTCACCATTCCAATCAATCATTAATCTTTCAAAGATAATGTTGCATGTGCCATCACTAAGTTCTTTGGTGATATGTTCTGCATATCCTCGACTAGAGAAGTTCGATCCCCACTTAGTTTGTGTCTTTGTCTCTAATTCTCCATAATCAGGTTTAAACCTTAATTTTATGTGAGGACTCTTTCGGTTTTTATTTTTATTGTCAATAGATTTTTTTAGTTTAGCTGCTTTAACTCTTTGTTTACTAGTTCCATATGGATCATAGGCGGTATCGTAAACATCATAAACTATAACATCTGCTTTGTTTACAGAACCTTTATACTTGCTAAAGTTTTTGCCATTACTAATCAACTTGATAGAGTAATTTCTGTTAGGATCAGCAAATATATCCATTAACTCTTCAAAGTAAATGTTTAGAGTCGGTTCTCCTTTACCTGATATTACAACGTCGCCAGAAAAATTAATTTCATCTAATTGTTTCTTAACGATCCTTGCAATCTCTGGTGTCATATGAACGTTATTGTTTTTGCCTTTAAAACCAAAAGCATGCGGACAAAATGAACACTGTAGATTGCAAAGGTCTGTAAAGTTAAGTTCTACTGATTTTAGTACATTAGTAAAAGTCACTATTTTTCTCGTTTACGAACTCTTGGTATGCATCATTACCATACAGAATTTCATCCATATCATAAGACTGTGCATACTCTAAGTCATAAGAAGCTTGCTTTTCCATTTTCTTTTTCATACGGAATTGAGTGTCAAAGTGCTTTTTACGGATTTTGTTTTTCAAAGTTGCCATGCGATATATCCTTTCTGATTATTGCACTACGTTACTGTATATTATTTTTAGTGGGGTGTCAAGTCATTTTTGTATCTTTTTTCAAAAACATCAAGAATTTTTTTCAGTTCCTCTATACCCCAAACATCTACATCTTCATGATCCCAAGGATACTTGACCATAAACAAACTATTTTCATCCAAGATAGGATCATCCAGTCCATCAAATGGAACACCAATTCTCACTGGCATTATGTCAAAAGAGTTATGCTTTCTCTGTGGAATAAACTTGAACTGCCTGACTTCAAAGGTTTTAATTGGATCATGTATCTTTTGTTCCATAATAAGTTCCAGTTCCAGTTGTATATGTTAAAGTAGTAACTGTGCCAGTTCTCTGTACTGCCTTTCCAGCAGCACCACCACTAGCGGTTCCATTCCCACCAGCAGCACCCCAGCCACCACCACCGCCGCTGTAACCTGATCCACCACCATTAGAGTTAGACCCACCGTCACTGCCATCACGATCCTCTTTTTCACGCGCAAAAGAAGAATTTCCTGTTCCTCCGGTGCCAAATGAAGCAGTAACAGTAATTTTATTGCCCCCACCCCCACCAGAGCCAGCACCTGCACCATAGAGAGTTGGACTGCCATCAGTAAAAGTAGACCGTGCAACAATTGCACCACCGCTGCCACCACCAGCTTGACCACCACCAGCATTAGTAAGATTACCAAAGTTAAAACCCAAATTGGATGTTCTAATATTAGTACCACTACTACCAGAACTATTATCTGATTTTGATTTTATTACTTGAGGACTGCCACCACTGGCAGTAGTGCCGTGACCGGGACCAGAAGTCTGACAACCACCACCGTTGCCACCGTTCCATCCACCACCACCCCCTGCTCTTGCGGTAGAGCCATAGTTACTGAGTGTGCCGCCACCCCCGCCACCGCCACCACCAGCAATGTATCCACCTTGTCTATTATCAATAACAATTTTGTTAGAGTTAAACGCAATTCTTATACCAGCATTACCAGCTTGACCAGTTCCACCATTGGAACCACCCGTTCCCCCTCTTCCTGCAATAATTCCTTTGTTAGTGATTGTCAAACTGTTAAAATATCCACCAGTCTGTATGCTATTATTAAAACAAGCATCACTGTCTATGATAAAATCAAATGGAACATTCTGTTCCCCAGCAACAGTTGGAATAAAGGTATCTGCAATATTATAGAGGTTTGGAGATAGAAACTTGCTGAGAGTTACGGAATCACCATCTTTATTTAAATAAAAATTATTGTTTATATTTGATTTGTCTTCAAAAATTTCTACTTTAATAACATTCACAGCACCATAGAAATCAGAAAACTGAATTGTTCCAGAAGTTGGAATATTATCATTTTGCGGAGAAGCGGCGGGCACTAACCCACCGTCCACATAATACTCACTTAATGAGTGTGGTCTTAAAGATGAGGGAGTAGCATTGTCTGTAATAAATTCTGGTACAATATGACTTTCAAATGAAAGTGTGGTTAGTCCACCAGCAGAGTCACTTTTGATTGCCATTATTAATTATCCAATCTAGACTCTAAATCTTCTACCTTGCTAGAAAGTTCTTTGACTGCTTCAATTAGAACAGCAACTAGGTTAGGGTATGACATGGTGTAATAATCATTTTGGATACTGACTACTTCTGGAATAATCTTTTCTACATCCTGTGCAATAAGACCTATTTGCTTCTTGCCTGAAGGGTCAAAGGTATAGCTAACACCCTGCATCTGATTAATCTTTGCCAGACTATCCTTGAGTGGAGTAACATCACTCTTCAGTCTAGAGTCAGATGGTACAAGGTTCTGGAATGCAATAAGGTCACCACCAGCTTGAATAAGACCAGTGACTGTCAGGTTTCCATTAATCTCAGTGTTACTACCAACATCTAGTGTACCAGTAATATCCGCATTACTACCAACATCTAATGTACCATCAATATCAGTGTTTGTTAAAATTTCATAGGTGCTACCGTTTAGCTGTGCACCATTAGTGAAACTACGACCATTTACATCAGTTTTATTTTCAACTGCCATGCCACAACCTTAAATGTTAGAATATACTATATTTATAAGGTATCTAAAGGTTGATAGTAGTCATAGACACTTTCGGCATAATGCATCTTGTCATCATAGATATCAATAATTTTATTAATATTATCACATCCTCTACTAGAATGTACTGCTGCCATACCTTCATACTGCTGTACAAGAATGCCTAGCTTATATGCTTCTATGTCTTGCTGTGTAAGGTCTACACCTTCCTGCTCTGCTGTGTAGAGCATAAACGAGTCAAAAATTCCATTGAATGCTAAGACTCGTTCTTTATCGGTTTCACCACACTCTAAGATTTCTGCTGCAATCAAGGTTGCTATGTCAGAAAACTCTGTAATCATATCAACCTTGTTCATTGCTTGGCTCATAGCAACATTAGGTATCAAAGCAAACAGTGCTGCTATGAGATATTTCATTTTAACTCTCCCTAAAAACTTTGTGTATGTCCCTTAGCAAGTTCTTTGCCTTATCGGGTTTACGTTGAAAAATATTACGACCTACAATCATGCCGTATCCACCTGCCTGTGCAATACGTTCTGCATAATGAATCATGTGGTGAGGATCAGTGTATGTCCCACCAGAGAAGACTACAGGAATGCCACATGCTGCTTTAACAATGTTTGTAACATTCCTGCTATTTGCTGGCATTTTGACCTTAATAACATCAGGTTCTAACTGTGCAGCCATATATGCAGCATGCATAAGTGTTTTCACTCTAGTCTCTTCGTAACCAAGGCTACGGGGATAAGACCAAAGAATAGACTTTACATTATCTGGCTTATGGTCTTGAATTTTACCAAAATAATTAATCATATCATCTTGATTAGAAGAACCCGGATAGATTGTAAACCCTACTCCACCCATGTTAGCAGCATCCCGAGAACTAGCATAGACTGCCTGTGAAGGTTCAAGGTCTTTGTTTAGATTATTACCATGATTCAGTTTCAAAATAACATCTTTGGAAAGATGCGGATACTTTTTACAAAGTAGATTAGCAGTGCGTCTTGGTAGTGCTGTAGCACCTACTAGACCCTCATGTAGCAATTCTGCAATATAATCTACCTGATAATCAATATCCAGCATTTCTGGATGTTCAGTAGCAAAGAATGCATCTACTGGACCATGCTCTACTCCTTGGTCAATAGGAAGGATAATAGTATAGTTACCCTTCTCACCAAAACCTTCTTCACTTAAACGCTTGTGCTTCATTCTCAACCTCTAATTGTTTAATACGATGTTGGCAATAGTTTTTTAAAGTCAACAGATTTTCAATGTCTTCATGGGCAAGGATAATCTCCATTGCCTTAACATACTCCGTTTCCTGTTTGATTTCAAAATCATCCATTATAGCATTTATCCCATACCATGTAACCAAAACTTACATCATCATCAGAGAAACCTTTCATGCCTTCAAGAACAGACATCCACTTGGCAAACTCAATAATGCTTTCATCATTTACATTTACTTTATACTCATCACGGTCATAACCTGTCTTGCTTGCTACAAACTTTACATACCGTTCTGTATCATTCTCAGAAGGTGGAGCCCACTTGTAAATGGCTTTACTCAAAGAGAGTCCAGAGTAGAGGCGGTCCAGAAGATCAAACATAGCTGCATATCCCCATTCTGGAGCAGAGAACGACTCAAATCCAGACTCATTAGTAGTTTCACCATAGTAGGTTACCTTTGTCTTACGGATGTTGCCGGGATTGTTATTGCGTGTAGGAAGGTTAGTTGAAATGTTAGTGTAGTCATACTCACCGAAACTTACTTCGTTGCAGTCAAGTGTCTCATCTGCAAAGGCACCGTATGCCCAAAAACCTGCAATGAAAGAAAGAACGAAAATAACAATATAAAAAGTTTGCTTACGCATTTCAAATAACCTAAAAAATCAAAGTATATACATTATATAGTACATTGGCAGGGAGTTGTCAAGCCCCCTGCTAAACTTTTTAACTTAACCAACCAAAACTGTAGTTGATAAAACTAAAAACCAAAGCCATAATCATTACCCCAACGGGCAACACCATAAACTGCAAAAAGTACCGAAGTACACTATCATAATTTACTTTCATCATGTATTCCTAATAAGTTGAAAAGGGGAGTGGTTGCTCCCCAATAAACTTTTTTATGATTGTACTGGCAAAAATGCAGAAATCACAAAAAACAAAAACGAAGGCCAAAAGATTAGAGAGAATGCCCAACGGGTGAACTTGCGTCCTGCTTTACTGTTCATTCTTGCTGTTTTAGCAGTGTTGCGTTTAGAACCCCATTCTGTAGGATTCAGATATGCTAAAAACCAAAAAGCATTCATAACATACCCCGGAGTCAAGAAAACATTTTTTAGAATATTCATAACAAACTTCCTTTCATAGAGAAGGGGAGCGGGATGCTCCCCATTTGGTTTTACATGTTTACTGCCAGTTCCAGTGCCTTCTTCTTGACATTCTGGTTCTGACCATACCAAGCAGACTGCAAACGAGTATCGCTGTTACGACCCAGAGTGTGATCGGTCATGTAGGTGACAGTGTTAAACAACTGCCAGAAAGTGCCTTCACCAAGAGCAGCACCAGCTTGTGTGTGCATTACTTCTTGTGCTTCACGGGACTTGTTAGAGTCACGGTCAGAGGCAGAAGGGAAGACT